GAACGCCTTCTACTTGGTCGTTTTCATCGCTCATTGTTAAAGTCCTTAAAGGAGTGTTTTCACCATCACGGTGAGTTGGTTTATATACAGAACTGAACGTCCGTTCAGCTTTGTATAGTTACCGCGTGGGCGGATTCATGTTCACAGGTGGTGGCGGCTGATACGGTTGCACAGCGGGAACAATCGGCTGTGCATTAAACACATCAGGGCTATTCATCACTTGTTGAACGGTTTGTAATACCAACGCCTGAATTTGGTCGGGCGGCATGGCGGGTTGCATGATTTTCAAACGGTCTGTTTCTGCTTTAAAACCGTCGATTTTCAATTTTTCAGCGTCAATCATGTGGTCAAGCTGTAACTGCTGTAACTGTTGACTTGCCTGTGATAATTGCGCTTGTAACGTTTGAATCTGTTGATTGTATTGCTGTTGCATCGCTTGCATTTGCGGGTTTTGCCCCTTAACTTCGGGTGGCAACATCATCGCTAAACGCTCCGATATTTCTTCACTTCCTGCCCAATCAAGGTTTTTAACGAGCAAATCACTAATCAGACCTGCGGCTTGCGGCATAACGCGGATTAACTCAAGCATTTGCTCTGCCGCTTCCTCGCGTTTAGTGGAATAACTAGCTCCACACTCAACGGTCACGTCATACTTGCCAATTGTTAAATCGTAGATTTTCTCAACGCCTTTTGGTGTTTGTGTTGGCTGTCCTAATGGCACGTTAGTTGGTTTTTTGTCTTCACCTAAAATTCTTACAACGCGCTGGTTGTTGTACACGCTAGGAATCAAGTCAACTAAGATTCTGCCCGTATGACGAATCGCACGCGACAAATTGTCGATAAAATGAAACGTCGATGTATCGCTTTCACGTTGACGCGCTAAGATTGCCTTTCCGCTTGTTTCGTTGCCTTGCGCTCCCATTCCCGCGTCGAAAATGCCGATAATTGCCTTAATGTCATCGTTGGCATTCATCGCTTCCTGAATCATGCCAACAGGTGGCTGGGGGAACGCTTGACGCATAGGCGGCTCGATGCCGTCGTATTCAATAAACGGATGATTCTTAGTGTTAGCCGTGTTCCATTTCTCAATGTCAGTATTAAACGCGCCTTTCTTTCCCACCCAAGGCGTGCGTGGTGCTAACGCCATCATTTCCGTTGCGTTTGTGCGCCAAAAATTGAACTGACGTTGACTGTCTTTCGCGTCACGAATTAACGAGCGGAAATAACGCTTACCTTCAACATTCACTTCGTCACCGTACACGGGAACGATAGGAATATAGCGACCTGCCCATTCTTTGGTTTCTAAAACTTCTGCACCCGTTAAGATGTATTGCGTGACTTTGTGTGACTTAGTTTCGCGTTGGTTTGCGATTGTTACACCCGTCAAGTCAAACATATCTTTATGACGTTCGTACTCGTCCAAATCTAAAACAGATCCGTCAGACAATTGGACAATTTCGCGTGTCGATTCTTCACGTTTCCAGTATTCACAAATTAAAATCTTTTCGCTGTCAATCCAAGGTTCAGATAAATTCTCGTAACTGTCCCAATTTACCGCGTCTTTATCTTTCCAACGTGATTCGAATTCGTCTTTGGTGATAAGTTCTGTAACAAACGCGCAATTCCAGTCGCTAGAGTCCGCGCAATCACTATCAGGGTCGCCGTAAATGCTAAAGGCATTTGCGATACGCTCGATACATAAATCCATATCGAATGTGTCATCGTGTGCATAATCAATGCTTACTCTCCAGTATCCGAACCCCATTGTTACTGCATCTTCTAAAGCGGTATCGTAGGCAATATCGGCGTTTGATGTGTATTCAATGTTGCGGATTAAACCGTTCAAGATTTCAGCCGTATCAGTATCGGAATTTGAATCGACAGGGTGACAACGTATTGATGGTTTGTTTTGACGCGAATCATTCACGACTTGGCGAATGTAAGCGGGTAATTTATTGATTGTTAAGCAAGGTCTGCCGTCAATTTCACGCTGACGTTTAACATCTTCGCTCCATTGCTCACTAAGACGTGCAAATTTCTTGTCTTCAAGTCCTTCGTGGCGATTGTCAGCTTCACATTCAGCGGCACGCTCAAAGAGTTCTTTTGCGTCTTCAAGAATATCCTCGTCTGAATTTTCGTCTTCACTTTCGTTTTCTTTAATTGCTTTGTTTGCCATTGTTAAATCCGCTAGGGGAAATTGCTATCTCACGACAGTATTTTTGTACTAACATCAAACGAACGTTTGGGTTTAGTAATTATCCCATCCAACCGCCCGAACTATGTGCATAATCTGTTTTCTTTTTCTTTGTTTCTACTGACGCAACATCGATGCCTGACATAATTAAATAGCGTGTTGCGTCCATGATGTGGTCGTTTTCCTTGACGATATTTCCCTTTTCGTCACGACGATACAATCTAAACTCACTTAACCAGTTTGACATCGACTTAAAGACTTTGAGTTTGCCCGCCGATAACCGTTGCCAAACCGCATACAAACCCGCTTCACGCGCATTAACGGCAGGTTGTAATAACAAACCATGCTGGACATATTGTTCAAACAACTGCATTCCATCAATCTGACTACGACCGCGCGACGCAGGGTCGATAACGCCGTTTATCCATTCGCCGCGACTTTTGATTGATTCGGCGTGTACAACAGGTTCGGCTTGACCGCGATAATGCTCGCTAAACAAATAAACCGTGTCAGTATCTCTATCAATCGCGCCCCAAACAACCGCCGTGCGATTCCAACCAACGTCCATGCCGTAGACTTTTTGCCAATGCTCGGGGATAGGGAAGTCATCGACAACAATATCCGATTCAGGAACAGGATAAATTGCACCCGCGCCGAGTTGCGGCACACCTTTCGACCTCGCGTCACGTTGAAACGGTGGGATTGATTCCCATAATTCTTTTTTGACCGCGTCGTTTAAATGCGGCACGTCGTCCCATGTTGCCATCACAACAAACTTTGAGCCGTCGTTTGTTTCGGCGAGCTGACCATTCGGCAAAAACGACATAACAACCTGTGACATTCCCATTAGTGGCGTAAATGTCAACATTAACATTCCGTTGTTAGTCATTGTTCTTAAAAGACATTCGGTGTAAATATCTAACGGCGGTTCTTCGTCCATTAAAATCACATCTTGCTCACTTCCTTGAAACGCCTCGCGTCTTTGGTCATACGATTTCAAGTTAAGCATTGAAATACCGCCGCTTGCATGACGCACGGTGATAATTTCAACCGCATCCGCAATGCCTGACTTTGCCTTGGTGTCAATCAAGTTAATAAATGGGATTAAACCTGTGCCGTAGTCGCCTGTATTTCCTAGTAATTTTTGTTGTAGAATATCACGGGTTGTCTTACCTGTATCACCCGCCGCCCATGCTTTAATTGGCTTTTCGAATCGTCTACCTGCCCACCAATCGGGGTATTCACCTGTCAAATGCAAGGTCAATTCATAACAACCGACTGATTCAGTTTTTCCCACGCGGTTTGCGGCAAGCATTAACCTTTGACGATACTTTGAACCAGCTTCAAAGAATGACAAATGTTTTGGATATAATGACCGTTTTAGTTCGCCATCATTCGGAAAATACGACAAAATCTTACGCCGACGTTGACGTAATGCGCGTTCTTCCAAAACAGCAAGCAATTCGAGCTTATTCATTAGCCGCAGGTTTTGAGTGTGACTGTAAAACTTAAAAGCTGTAAAGTATCTGACGCTGTACCTGCCGCCAATCCTGATGTTATCGTTAAATACAAATCATTTTCTGACATAGACGGCAGGGTAGCTGAATTCCCAATGGGGGTAGTTGATGTAGTATATCCGTTGGATTGGGAATCTATCCACTTAGTTAATAATGTATCCGTTAGCACTTCCGCAAACCGTATTCCGCTAACCGACCTGGTTGCGCTAGACAAAACTGGGTCTATACTTATTGTTAAATCAGCCGCCGTACCTGTTGTACCGATTCTATATCTGATTAAATTTGAGGCGACAGGTGTAGTTGTGTTGGGTTTGTTAATACAGACTTCTAAAACTAATCTATCTCCGACTTGAAGCAATCCCGCTGAAATTTTGCAGGTTGTTGTCGGTGAATTAATTAGCAATGTTGTGTCTGATGTGGCTGTTGCTCCGTTAATAGCTGTCTGTGCGCCGAGCTTGATTGCTGTAACCTGCCCACCAACCGCACGCCATCTAGTACCATCGCTATACCATTCTGAACCGCCCACGCCAATGTCCGTAAAAAATACACGGTCTTGGAACGGTGTTAATGACGCGCGTAATGATTCACGAGTTGTTGCATCGTAGTTAGCCCACTGCGTCACAAATGGCTTGCCAGAAACAAAGGTTTTGCTCTGACTGATTAACGT